ACAATAGGTGGTGGAGTGACAGCAGCCCTCTTAGCGGCCACTGCGGCACGTCGTGCTTCAACCCATTCACCAAGACCAGCTTCATGGGCAGCCCTCTTAGCTGCTTCCCTATCATTCATTTTTCGCTCTCTTCGCCTCTCATCAGCCATTTTAACATCAATAGCATAAGACTCAATAGCAACTTCAGAAAAGTGAGCTTCCTTCTCCAAACGCTCGTTCCAAACCCGTAGGAAAGTAGGATAATCCATAGGATCTCCAATTGGCTCACCAGTCGCAAGAACGATCTCTTGGTACTCACAGAACTCCATGAACAATGGTTTACCTCGGGACAAAGGCAGCTTAGATTTATCAAGAACTCGAGACTGTCCATTTGACCCAAAAAGAGCAAAATCTTTAGTGGCTTCAGTAGCATATTCTCTTTTCACACCTTGATGAACGGCCATGGCAAATCGACCAGAAACAGCTTTACAAAAACCTATAGATTTCATATTATGCTCCCCAAGACAATACTGATTGCTAGTAGTAATAACTATTTCAGAGTCGAAATTAGTCTTCCCTTTCTTAGGTAGATCTGCCATATCTAAAGGGAAATCAAAAATATTGATCATCCGAATCAGAGCCATATAACCATCATTGGCCACACCGGCAACAGAGCGCAACACACCAGCCTCATCCATAATAACTATAGGCTGATTATGATACGCATCCCAAAAACTGTTCTCAAAGGCATAAGCATAAATGGCATCTCCTGGCCTGCTCTTATAAAGTTCCCACTGCTCATCTGTAGCACGCAGCTCAAATATGTCAGTGGCAAGCCTCTTCAGACTAGAACTTTTACCCACTTGAGTATCACCACCAATCCACAAACTACCAGGCTTCTTTCTGGACCCAGCATTGAGATTTTCACTAGAGAAGCAATTCAACAATGGTTTTAATTTCTGACTCATATAAAACAAATCACGTTTATAACCAGCAACAGTCGGGTCTGACACATTAGGAAGGCCATTGTACAGCTCACTAATTCTACGATCAATGGCATAAGCCTTCTGCGAGTTAGCATAATTAAAGGTTGGATCCTCTCTCATCTTAGTACAATAAGCTTCAACATCAGCCTGTAACTTCTTGAACTCAGGAAACTTATCTTGAAAGATTGGGAAACCTTCAATAGTCTTCTCACCACCTAACCACTTAGCAAAAGTCTGGGTGATCTGTAGAATCCAATCAATAACAGTCGTCGTTCCTTCCTTTGCACTCTTGATGGACCCAAGTGCCCTAAAGAAAGTGGTGGGATCTTTGCCATCAACTGATTTATAGCCAGAATAAGACAAAAGACCACCACAAAGAGCAATACCAATAACATCAGAAATCTCAGACTTGAGAACATGAGCATCATTCATTTGAGTTTCAAAAACCTCCTTCTCAGGATCTGGCGTGGTGAAATGATACTTAGCCAACTCAATCAACTTGCGAACGGCATCAGACATCATAACATCAGTGAGATAAAGAACCACACCAACCTCAACAAGAGCAATAAGTGCTTTAGTAAAAGGACTGGACACACTATGGATAGCCCATGCTGCCAAAAGAGCTGAAGTAAGTAGTAAAGCAATCTCTTTATTCTCAATAAGAAACTTCTTAAACTTATTTCCATACTCACCAAGATCTGGAAGAATAGACATCAAATCTGAAAAATCATGTTTGATATGAATTCGACCATCGGATCCAATGGCTCGATTAACAACTTCTAAGGTCGCTGGGGTTAGACCAATAGGTACAGACATCATCTCGGTTTGAAGTGGCTCTTCACACGTAGAACAAGAGTCATTATCAGACTCTTCAACCAAATCAGGCATATCATTCCAACGAGTAAACAACTTCTCCGGCAAGACAAATGGTTCCTCCCAACCAGCTATATCACATGGAGCTGGAGGCAAGAAATGAGGACCCATTTTCCACTGCAGCGAATCCAAAATATGGGTAGGAATCCAACCTTCGTAATCAATTCTACGGGGGATATTCTTATCCAATATAGGAGCTATCGCATCAACAAATTTCTGAAGACGAAGAGCCGCAATGTTAACCAACTTCCTTTGCTTATTACGCGCAGTGAAATTGAGACACCACTCAATATCTTTCTGATAATCACACGCTGGCTTGGAAAAAGGGGACTTGTACACTTCCCCGGGGTTGGTTTCAATGTCATGCATCAGATACATCATCAACACAGCATGAGCTGTTCGAGCTTCAAAAAGCTGTTTGGCACGTTGGAGTCTGTACCTAATGGACTTAATAGCAATCTCGAACCTAGGGATCATACCTGATGGCAACTGAGCGGGTCTCATCATACAGAGAACTTGTAACTGGTTTTCACATGCTCGAAAATAACGCTCTGCGGCAAACATAAACTCATCAAATTCCGCTTGAGTCTCTTGTTCTAAAGCCACTTCAAAGAAAATAGCATCACTATCAAGACAATTGTAACGCATAATGTGTGGTTGATCAGGAAGGATGTGGAGGACCTCCTCACTACCAAGAAACACGTCATTGGCATAATATTCAACATACGGGAAAATAGATGACCCACCCATAATATGAACAAACACAACTGTAAAACCTAACTGAAAAGCAGACCACACACTTAACTTATCGGCCAAGATTTGCTTGTGAGCTAACTTCAACTCAACAAGCAATGCACTCAACCAACAAATCAACCTAGCAAACACTTCACCAGGATTTTCTTCAACTCCAACCAAGAAGTTACTATCCGACCGTTTGTTACGGAGAGCCGCGACTTTGAATGATTCGCGACGGCGCTCACGCCTAACAGAAGGTGGAATTTTATAATGGGTGAAGTTGGAAAGGGCGGCAACATACATTTGATGGAACACAAACCTTCTACAATAACTGGCAATAGTGCCAAGGCTGTAAAAATGTACATCGCCAGGACCCCGTGGTACACTAACCACGGGGATGTTGAAATCGGGAATCTCCACTTCTGATTTCAACGCTTTGAATCTCTTCATAATACTAGCATAGGACCTCTTAGAAGCATCACGCTTCTTCTTGCTATAAGAAAAGACTCCTTTAAAAATGTGGTAATTTTTGAAGTCCTGTTTATTGACGCGCCCTGCGTCAATTCGGGCAGCTCTAATGAGCTGCCCTTTTGTCTTCCCACTCGGAAGACCCGAGGAGCCCTTTGGCGGTGCTCTATACCTGGAGTTCTCAACTCTGGCCCTTTGGATGTTTAAGTGTAAATTAACCATCGTACAACACAACGCTTTTCGGGGCGTACCTGAGGCAGCGAATGGACGCCTACTTTCGTACTGTACCTACCGCGTAATAGGCGGCACACGCGTCCCTGGGGAGGGCTTGCATGCTTGAAGTATATCTGTCAGGTTTCCGACTTGGATAAAGGCGCCTACTAGAGATATTGAAACGTCGTAGGAAAAACCAAGTTTTAGACTATTGTCCAATAATATATATGAGCTACTCTACTAAACATGAGCAACATAAATATGAAAACGCCAAGTTCATGGCTTCTTACACTATTCTCGCAACACTGTACAAAGTGATTGAGACGTAGCATTGAATTCATACTAAGAGATGAGCACACAGTAACTATACTACCAAACCTTGGGATGAGCATTCCAAAACTCAAACCAACAGTGCATAAGATCACGACCGTACCGATAGATCATGAAATTTGCATGTATATAACACGCTCAATAAAGAGCAGATTACAGTGACACGACTTCGGTGATTACAATTCGATTGCAAGGTTATCAACCTACACAAAAGTGACATTCACAAACACTATGAACTCCTTACATAAAGCAAGCATAAGGAGGGCAAAGAACAGGTGGAGCAGGGTAGAAAATTTCAATACAAA